CAATTACATAAACAAGATATAGATTATAAAGGATATTATGAAAGCACAACACAAATATAAAACAGCCGCTCGTATGGGCAACAAAGAAGCCCAGAGAAGGATAGCACAAAGTCATGGGTATCAGTTAAGTATATGGGACTCACCTAAAACAATAGAACTATTGCGTAGAGCAGGTATTGAATTAGATCCTACACTAGTGCCTGGTTCTAAAGTATTTAACCGTAAAGGCGAACTTGTATCAGAATCTCTAGTATTATAAATTTTTTAAAAAGTCTTTTATAGTAGGACCATTATGAATCTTAATATTAGAATATTGATCCGAGAATAGTATACGATGCAAGTCAGTATTTTGCAGTTTTATAAAAGCCTCTTCTACAGGATCTATATTACTTACAATAGCATCTCGTATAGGATTTAGTGTTTCACACTCTTCTTGTAAATTATATATACCTTGACTATCACCTGATACAGTTACAGTATTATTAGAAAAATCTATATCTAAATTAAGTTTAATTTGCATTGATTATATCTGCAACATCGTTCCAAGAAACACCTGTATGCATAGTAAATGTGCTGTCAGCATCAATAACATCTAAGTCTTTAAACTTAAAATTACCCGTTAGTATACTTGTATCATCAGAAAAATTATGGTTAATCACCTTTTTCCATTTAGTATAGTTACCATATGTGCTTACAACATGGGTCTTTACTTCTTCTTTGTTTACAGGGTCCCAAAAGGTTATAGTCTTAAACTTTTCTTTTTCATTCCTGCTTACTCTAGTATCTGTTATTTCTAGTGGTATAAGTGTATCAGTTGTTCTGTTCACTGGTTTCTCCTGTATTTTGCCTCTTGTTTTTTCTTTTTTTCTTCTCTTTGTTTTTTTAGTTGCTTAATCATTTCTTCTGCTTCTGCTCTTAACTTAGCATCTGCTTCTGCTTTTTCCATTACCCATTCCTCATAGCAAGGATGTTCTGGTGCAAGCCATATTTCTGCTCTTGACTTATAAGGTTGGTGTGTCTTTTCGTCAGATTCAATTGTTCCAAGTTTAGTTATATAAGGATTATTGTATTTAAATATTCTTTGCTGTATTGCAACTCGACTTAAATTTAATTCGTCACTAAGCATTTGCATAGTTTTACCACACAACTCTTCGCTTATGCTTGGCTTAGAGGTTCGCTGTAGATATGTTCCGTAATTGTTTACTCGCATATGAATAGTTGCTATTTTAACATCTTCTCTTTGGGCTACATCAATAGCATGTTCGCCCCATTTTTTAAAGAAAGGTGAATTTTCATTTCTAAATGCGTGTTTATCATGTTTGAATCCTGTTTTTTTAGGCATTTTTATACTCCTTGTTTTTCTAGTATCTTATTTGTTGTTTCTGCAAAGTCAATTGCTTCTTCTAATGATGTTGTTTTATATGCAACTACATCGGTTATAGTGTCAACTGCATAATAAATTGTTTGCGATTCAGCAAATACTTGTATGTTCTGGTTAATTTGTTCCATTATTAGTCTCCTGTTTATACATTTATTTATCTTCTTTCTATATATTGTAGCATCTTAACGGTTATTAGTCAACCTTTTTTTCATATAATTTTTAGCATTTAGATAAATATATCAGTATACAAGGAGGTCACCTCCTACAAAAGCAAAACAGGAGATCCTTTTGAGCGAGAATTATCTAGATTTTATCACCTCAACTCATTCACTTTACGAACGATATATTTCAGAATGGAATCTATGTTATAACTCGTGGATAGGAGGAGTAGAATACAAAGACGCTCAATATCTAAGAGCATACTCAGTAGACCTAAATACCCCAAGCGAAACAATCAACACATACGTTACCAATGATGATGGTAGTGTGGTTTCTAAAAGCCGTGCTAAAATAGAAAATGGTTATAGCAGTGATGATGTAAATCGCGGCGGTGATATGTTGGGCGGAAGTTTTTATAATGAAAAATTAGAAAACACACCTTTATACAATTATGTAAAATTAATTGTAAGTGAGTATAACAGTTTGCTTTGGCGTAATCCTCCAACAAGAGAATTAGGAGAGTCGCTAGATATTGAAGAATTTTTAAAAGATGTAGACGGAGAAGGCAACAGTATAAACGAGTTTTGGAGTCAGGTAGACCAATTAGCAACTGTTTATGGTGTTGTGCATGTTGGCTGTTACAAGCCAGTAGGCTCCGATATACCTCGTTGGAAAATACATCACCCTACTGATGTAACTAATTGGAGTTATAGATATACTACAGATGGTAATTTAGAAATGGATAAACTAGTCGTAAGATTGGAAAGTTCAGATTATCATACAGTATATAGATACTATACAAAAGACACAATTGAAACAGTATTTGTAGGCAATGATGATGACTATACTCCACCAGTAGATTCAGATCAATTAAATTTTATTGAAGAAAATACATACAACATCATACAGGAAAATGAACTAGGTTATATACCTATTCAAACTGTATACAACGCACAAAAAGTTTATAACAATGTGGGTAGCACTATCATTCAAGACGTGGCACAAATACAAAGAAGTATATATGGCGATATGGCGGAAATCTATTCGGCAATAACGTATGGATCTCATCCAACACTAGTCGTGGATACTACAACTGACCAATTGAATGACGGTATGGTAGGCGCAGAACCAGGCTCAGTAATAAGAGTCGAGGCAAGTCTTACAGGCACACCTAGTTATGTTTATGAGTTTGCAAGTCCTCAGTTAGATGCAATAGACAGTATCAAAACACTGGTAGACAGCAAAATAGAAAAATTAACACAAATAGCAATGTTGCGTAGTGAGGACTTAATCAAGAGTTCACGCAGTGGCGAGCAAATTGAAGTATATGACGACAAATTAGCCGCACTAATACGCAAAAAAGCAACAAATTTAGAAAATGCAGAAGATAAACTGTGGAATATATGGTTTGACTGGACTAACATGTCAAAACCACAAGACTTCGGTGTAAGTTATAACCGACAGTTTAACAAAAAAGCATTAGAACATGAACTAAGTGAAATTAATTTAAGTATGAATGTGTTAGAAAAGTATGAGAACATGTTTGCAAAAACAAGTGATATTCAAGACTACCCTACAATAGCAGAAGCAGAAGCAGAAGCACAAAGACTGGGCGGTTCAGGATATCATGAACATACTAGAGAAGATGGTTTAGTAACATATATGCCATTTGCAACACATTTAGAATACGAATTAGCAACAGGTGAGAGGTCACCTGCAGATGAAGAATTTAAGAACGAAATGCGAGACAAGATACGCATGAGACTTACGCAGTTGTTGTCAGCCACAACTACTAACGCAGGTTTCTAAATATCTTGATTACCCAAACCTTAGGGAGTAAACAAGGAGAAAAAGATGAGTGATGAAATCACAAATGATACTCTAGTTGCAGGAGAAAATGTGCAAACAGCAGGAACAGATGCTGAAGCGGATACAAGTGTATCGGCAAAATCTGAAACGGATGTAGCGGAAACGTCTACTCCAAATGTTGAACATAAAGATGGAAAGTTGTTTGTGGACGGTGTCAGAGTTTATACTCGAGATGATACTAACCGCATAGCCGCAAAAGCCAAAGATGAAGCCACAAGCAGATTACTTGGCGAATTAGAAGTTGAAAGTTTAGACCAAGTCAAAACAGTTGTAAACCAATTAAGGAATACAACGTCTGCAGAAGGCGAAAGTTTAAATGTTGATAGTCTAAGAGATGCTGTTAAAAAGAAAGAGCAAACTGTAGAAGAACTAAGAGCAGAACTTAATAGTGTAAAAACTAATTTTGCCCTTAAGGAACACTTAGGAACGCTCAAAGACAACATGCCAACTAGTTGGAACACAGATCAAAAACAGGCTGTAGTTGATCTAATGAAGGCTAGAGATATGTTACATTTGGATGGAGAGCAATTTGCCATTAAAAATGGTGAAGACTATATTACTACTGACGGTGAAACACCCGATTATAAATCAGCAGTAGAAGTAGTAGGTAAAACATTAGGTTTACCATTTGCTAAAAAAGGAGTTGCTACATTTGACGCAGACAAACAACCGGCAGATAATACCTCTAAAAAGGGTATTGATGAAGCAAGAGTCAAATCAGACCCTGCTTACAGAGCCGCGTATGTTAATGTGCGAACATTGAACGGTAGTCTTACTAGAGGTGAAATATCCGATAAAATGATTACTGATCAAATGAAACGATTACAAAAGACATAAGTTTTTTGTATTTTTAACTATAAATTAATAATAATTTCAAAGGAGAAATATTATGGCGACTACAACATCAGTAGCAAATTTATATGAGGACGTCGTTGCAGATTTGATACCGTATTACGATAATTTTGTATTACTTCCAAATCAGGCATTGATTCTAAACTCATATAACATCTCAGGTGGACTAGGAAATCAAATGAATATCCCAGTTACCAACGCATGGACAACAGGCGCAACTATCGCCGCTCATGCAAAAATAATCGACACAGGTGGTGACGATCAAGCAGATCCAGTAAATGACTTTGCACCTACTTCAGTAACTTTAGCAACAACTAAAAAAGGAACTGGAACATTAGTAGCAAACGAAGACTTTGAAGATGCAGGTTATAACTCAGTAAGAAACTCAGTAGTAACCCGCCTGTCCCGAGCAATTGCTCAGAGCACGGACAAAGAAGGTTTCAACGTTATTGGACACAACTTACCAGCGGCTATGACTAACCTTGCAAACGTAACAGTAGGCATGGACGGTTTATCAGCAACTGCAAACGTTGGTGCTTGTGAACTTTCATATGTTATGAGCCCAGAGGCTATGGCGTATGCAACTAAAAGAGAACCAACTGTTAAGATGTTTGAACAAATTAACAGAGACCAAATTGAAATGGTTGCTACACTAAGAAATGGATTTAAACAAGTCCATCCAACATTCATTAGAGCGATTGCCACTAAAGCAGGAATCAACCAAGCCAACGCGGCTTCACTTGACTTCTTCTCTACATCAGTTGCAAACTTAAGAGCCGCAAATGCTCCTACAGATGGCTTCGGATTTTACGCGGCGGTTGTGACGAGCGGTGCCGAGCTAGCCTTGTCTAAAGAATTAAACGGCGTGGGCGGTATTTCTAGTGGATCAATTGGTAGTGTATCACAAGACCTTGCAAATGACGCCTTACTTAAAGGCTTAATTGGTCAAGCAATTGGTTGCACATTTGTTAGAAGTAATAACACACCTACAGGATTAGCATCAGTATAACCCTATAGGATTTTAAGTATAAGAGAATAATATGGCATTTATAACAGTAACAGGGAATGTAGTAAGTTATGCAGAAGCATTGGACGTCAGAGATAAAGATCAAAGACTGTTTGAGGCTAATGAACTTGACTTCACTAATGTGCCTGACACGCCTGGTAATTTAGACAATTATATAGAAGATCTCACAACCAAAGCAACCGACCGTATCAATCAAAAGATTCGAGCAAGTGCTAGGTGGAGAGAGTATTTAAATGCAAGAGGAAGTGGTTTCAGCAATGATAACATTCCTGCATTTAATCCTAATCTAATATTATCTAGAAAAGCAGATGTGACGGACATGTGCTGTTATTATACCCTCAAGGAATACCTTCTACCAAAAATTGCAGATTTCGGTAACCCGGAGTCTTCAGAAGTGCAGAAGATTCAATACTATGACAACAAGTTTAATGATATATTTTCAGAATTATTAGACATGTGGGACTGGTATGATTTTGATTCGGACGGAACTGTTGAATCTGGAGAGAAGATGATTAGTTTTCAACTAAACAGACGCTCCAGAGGACGTAAAGCAGTCACAAGGGTAAGATAATGGCAGTTAGAGATACACTAAAAGCAAATTTAGACATCACACTAGCATCTACTTCGGTAGGTGTTAGTGCTGAACTTCCGTTCAGTAGTGCTAATGAGCCTCTTTATATAAAAAATATGAAGAAAGTGTATTTAGGTGAAGACAATATTAGTAAAACAGAGTTGATACAAACTTTGGATAACAATGATGTTGTGGAAACTGAAACTACAGTAACGGGTTATTTGGCAGTTGATGCCAAAACTCAACCAACTGACATAGATACTATAACAGCATCTATACTAAACAGTAGACTAAGTGTTACTGGTCAACCGACCAGAGAATGCGAAATGACTACTGCATTAGAAGATGATGTGTTAATTTATACTTTTAATTTTAATTTTATTACCGTATAACAAAGGAGAAACCAAATGGCAATAATAAACGTAAGTGCAGGTTCAGAAGCAGTTTTATTCCTCGGGGATACAGCCGCTAATGCAAACATTGCCGGTAGTAGTGGTCTTTCTATACCTAGAATGCAGGACATTACATTAAACAATTCCACAGGTGTTTTTAGATTTAAAACTCTAGACAACACGGCTGAGAGTGCAGTAACAACACCAGCAACAAACCAGATTACTCTGAACGTTGTTGTTGATGATGCGGCTTTCTTTGGCACAGGAGCGGCAGTTGATACTGTTGTTTCTACAGGATTGTTTGGTTGTAGTAAAAACAAAACCAGAGTATTCTTCAATGCTGGGTTCCAAGGAACCGACAGTGGAAGTAAATTCTTATCTGGTAGTGGTTTTATAAGTGGTCTTGCTCCAACCGTGAATATGGATAGCCCAGTCTGGGTTACCCCGGTCACGATCGAAGTAGACGGAGACTTTGCAAATTCGGCTGTTAGTTAAAACTAACTTGCTAAACTAAAAAGCATGTATAGGGGCATTAATTTGCCCCTGTATTTTAGAGGAAAAGAATGTTAAAATCAACAACAGTAGACAGATATAAACAGTGGAAAGAACATGCAAGTTCTAGTGATAAATTTACTTGGGAAGGTAAAGGATATACTAAAGAAGAATTTGATGCTCTACACTTTGGTGGAAGTCCGGAAAAAACACCAGAAACAATAAATACAGATATAGAGGAAAAACATGAAGATTTGGAACGATCACACGAGACTGGAGATACTAGTATCGATTGAAGCCGAGATGGCTAAAGCACAGAATGAAATAAAATGTGCATATAGAGATGTAGATAAAGCATCAAACAGGATAGCATTTGTAAATAGTGCTGTTCACAATTTAAAACAACGTCTAGCAGACGACAAAGATATAGATTTATAGGAGAAAGATATGAGATTATCAGAATTAGCGGCTAAGCCCAAGTTAATGGAACTCACCATTACAGAACCAACACTAGTAGAAAAATACGGAGAGGAACTAAAGTTTCATGTTCTTGACAGACAGCCTCTGGATGTTTTTGCTAAAATGAGTGCAATGGACGACAGTAATCCAATGGAATTTGTCGGAACATTAAGTGAACTTATACTTAATGAAGAAGGCAATCCAGTAATGTCAGATGACAATATTTTACCAATTGATGTGCTTACAGAAGCACTTAAACTAATTGGTGAGAACCTGGGAAAGTAACAACCCATAAGTTAAACCCTAAGGGGGCTGAAACACATTGGTTGTTGTTGATAGATAATATGGCAAGAACTTATGGTTGCTTGCCAAGTGAATGTTTAGTTAGAGCAGATAGTTTTGATGTAATGGTATTAGATGTAGCCAATACTTATAAAGAATATAAGAGGGCAAAAGACAGTGGAGAACCATTACCAGAACAATTACTAGATGAAGAAGAATTAGTAAATAGATTAAAGAGAGCAAGAGGTGAAGTTTAAAGTAGACAGTAGAGTAGTAGATAAAATGTTTAAGGATCTCTCAGAGATGCCTGAACTAGTTATGAAAGATACTTATACAACATACAAAAACACTACACCTGTTCGAAGCGGTAATGCTAGAAACAGAACTAAATTAGAAAGTAAATTAAAAATAGGGGGCAGATATCCATACGCAGGTAGGTTAGATGATGGATGGAGTAAGCAATCCCCACAAGGTATGACAGAACCAAGTTTAAAAGCATTAGACGGGTTCATTAAAAATTATATTAAAAGAGTAACATAATGGCAAAGAATATTGAAACAACATTAACACTTAATACTAGGCAGTTTGATAGTGCAATAAAGAGTAGTGAAGGTCAAGTAACTAAATTTGGACAAACAGGAACTGCTGGATTTGCCAAGGTAGCCGCAGGTGTTACAGCACTTATAGGTGCCGCTAAAGGTTTAAGTGGCATAGTAAAAATTGGTGCTAATTTCCAAGACTTACAAGATAGTTTAAATGCTGTATTTGGTAGTGCAGAAAAAGGTGCTAAAGCATTTGATAGAATTAAAAAATTCAGTTTAGAAACACAATTTGGTGTTGATACTCTGACTAATGCATTTATACAGTTAAAAGGTGCTGGTGTTGAACCAACAGAAGAACTGTTAATGACATTTGCCGATACGGCGTCTGTTACTACAGACCAGATGGGCACCTTCCAAGCCGCCTTAGACCTAGTGTCGCGTTCTACAGCGGGTGGTTTAGGATTAGAAGACTTAAACAGGCTAGCAGATAGAGGTATCCCTGTATTCCAAATACTACAAGAACAATTAGGTATAACAAGGTTAGAAGTAAGTGAATTTGGTAAAACAACAGAAGGTGCTAATAGAATCATTGAAGCACTTACAGATGGATTGAATCAAAGATTCGGTGGCACATTACAAACAAAATTAGACAATGTTAGTGTTAGATTTAGTAATATGAAAATTGCTATTGAAAACTTAGCCGCCGCAATATTTGAAAAATTAGAACCTGCAATTAGTGCCAGTTTAGATAGACTTACAGGATTGGCGGCCGCGGCAGAACAATTTGTTTCAGAAGCACAAAGTATAGATGAAGTAGTAGGTAGAATTAATACTGCTTTAGAACCGTTCCATAATTTTATGACATTATTATTAAATGTTATAGGTGGTATTGTTGCGTTAAGAATTGCAAGAATATTTTTAACATTTGCAACTGCTATTGCTAAAGCAACAACATCATTAAGAAACATGATGCAACATGGTGTGAATCCTTTTAAGGGTGGATTAGCAAGTATAACAAAATTTATAAGAGGTTCTTTCCTTATTGCTATAGGAGCCATGATATTTGACTTCTTAAGAACTATAAGAGTAGTAGATCAATTAGGTTTTGATTTAAAAACTAAATTAGTTGTTGCGGCAAAGGTTATGGTAAACAATTTATTAGGTAGTTTCCTAGGAATGTTTAGAAGTATAACTAATGGTGCTAAAAAGTTTGTAGATGAAATGTTAGAAATATTTACCGGCGATGGATTTGACGGTAGTGAAGTTGGTAAAGCATTTGCAGAAGGATTTAATTCAGGCTTTGAAGATGGTGCTATATTTGAAATACCAGAAATTATTAAAGAGGCATTAGATGAAGCAGGTATATTAGGTGGTCTTCCAGATGATTTCTTTGGCTTTACTGATAATGATTTTATAAATGAAAACATTGCTGAAAAGGTATCAGAGTCTGCAACTGTTATTGAAGAATCAAGTAGTAAAATTGTAGATGCTTTGAAGGCAATAGCAGAAGAAATGCAAACTAATTTCCTTAAGGTATTAGAAACTGCTAATAAATCTTTAAGTAATGATTTAGCAGAAAGTTTAATGGAAGGTAAATCAGCATTAGATAGTTTTAAAAATTACTTCAAAACTTTAGTAAAACAACTTATAGCAGATGCAATTAGATTGTTTATAGTTGAACAAATTTTAAGTAGCATATTTGGATTCTTTGCACCAACTAAAAAATTAGTATTTACAGGTGGTAAAGCAACTATTGAACCAAGAGCAAGTGGTGGCCCTGTAATGAAAAATAGACCGTATATAGTAGGAGAAAGAGGACCTGAACTATTTGTTCCAGGACAAAGCGGAGGCATAGTTCCTAATAGTGGAATGGGCGGATCAACAACAGTAAATTATAACATAAACGCCGTTGATGCACCAAGTTTCCAACAATTAGTAGCACAAGATCCAGAGTTTATATATGCAGTAACTCGTGCAGGGTCTAGAAGATTACCAGGAGTATCATAATGGGATTGCAAACAATTATAGACAAAACATCTTTTATAACAATTGATAAGAGAAAAGGTGCAGGCTTTACAGTAAGTCGTAGTGGGCATATAAAAACAAGTGTGCAACAAGGTTCACTATATAGATTTACAGTAGGAGCACCAGAAGGATTAAAATATTCTGAAAATAGAGGTTTATTAGAAACTTTAGATTCACTAGACATAACAGAAGAATCAAATGTTGATATAGGTGATACAAATACTAATTTAAGTTATATTACAGAAGTAAAAGGCACAATAGATTCACCAGACACAGGTGCTGGTTTAGTTATGGTAGGGCATAGTGGTAGTGATCTATATATAAATTTTAGTGGTGCAACAGGTTCAGGCACAATTTTAAAGAAAGGTGACTTCATACAACCAAAGGGTAACACTAGCACATATAGATATCCTTACCAAATAACTAGTGACATATCAGCAACTGCAAATGCTAATGTTACAGTATCAGTTCATAGACCTGTATTAGAACAAGACGGTGTAGCACTAACAAGTGGTGGTGTTAGACTGGGTCAGGATTGTAGATTCCATTTAATTTGTGCAAATATGCCTACATATAGTGTAGTTCCACATGATCTTATAGAATTTACAAAAGATTTCGAACTTATTGAGAGACTTACATAATGACTACTGCAATTACCAGTGTTCAAGCAGATGACATATCACATGCTTTGTTTATAGAAATGCAAATAGGTGCAAATGTTCATTACTTTTCAAATGCATATAAACCTGTAACTATAGGTTCAGATACATACTCAGAATTAGGTAGTTTTTTAGGTGTAGAAGATTTTTCAGACGATATAAGAACTACAGAAGGTGATGTTACTATAAGTTTAAGCGGAATACCCAGTGATCAGGATTATTTAAGTTTATTTTTAGCAGAACAAATAAAAGGTGGTAATGTCACTATAAAAAGAGGATTTTATAACTTAACTACCTCTGAAATAGATGCTTCTCAAGTTTTTACTCGTTACAAAGGTGTTATTACTAATTTTAGCATACAAGATGATGCAAACAGAATAAAAAATCAAGAAACTGTAACTATAAGTGTAACAACTAGTAGCATAAACACAATATTAAAGAATCAAATAAACGGACAGCGAACAAATCCAGAAGAGCGTAAGAGGTTGTTTGCTGGAGATAAAGTTTTTGACAAAATACCAGACTTATACAATACAAGTTTTGACTTCGGTAGAGATTATGTTGCAGGAGGCGGCTATGGCGGAGGCGGCGGCGGAGGCGGCGGAGGCGGTCGCAGAGACAGAAATAAAACCGTAATAGAAAGATAATGGAATATAATATAAGAACAGCCTGCTTTGCAGATTACGATAGAGTAATGGAGTTGCTTATTGATATGGCTAACTTCAATGAACTGTCAGAATTGCATACTCCTAAATGGACTGCTAAAAATGAGAAAGCAATCGCTAACCTAATTACAGAATGTGCAAGAACAGGTGTATTTTATGTTGGTGAAGTAGACGGAGTAATAGAAGGTGTAATCATAGGTGCTATATTTCCAAATATTTGGTTACAGGATGTTAAATGGTTACGAGAAATAGCCTTTTGGGTATCCAACAAAGCCAAACATACCAAACTGGGTTTTAGAATGGTAATGAAGTTCAGAGACGAAGCAATTGATATGAAAAAAACAGGATATATAAATAATTTTGTAATAACAAGCCTAGAAAAGTTGCCTGTAGAGTATGAAAAGTTTGGTTTTCACAAAATAGAAACCAATTATGCGTGGAGTAAGTAATGGCATCAGCAGTAGTTAAATTTGTATTCGCAGGAATTAAAACTTGGTTAGTCAATGCTGGTGTAGGAGCAACAGTTAGTGCCGTTATAGCCGGTGTTATAACAGGTGGACTTGCAATAGGAACTGCAAGAGCATTTGGTAGTATGTTGAAACCGGATATGCCGGGCGTAGGACCTAATCAGGGCACCAGGATTCAATTAGCACCAGACACTGGTAATAAACTACAAGTATGTTATGGTAATGTGCTTACATCAGGTCCTGTGTGCGATGCTAACATATCTAACAGTAACAAAACAATGCATTTCTTTATTGTGTTATCAGAAAAAACAGATACAGGAACATTTACAATAGGCACTAATGGTATACGATTTGGTGATAAAAAACTTGTTTTCGGAACAGGGGCAACAGCACACCAAATTACAGGTGTATTTGATGCTAACGGAACTGCAGAAAATAACTGGACCGGTAAAATCCGTGTTAGAGTATATTCAGGTGGAACAGCAAGTAGTAATCAAATATTCCCAGTTCCAGGCGGTGGTGTAACAGCCGCGGCGGCAACTACAATGATGCCACATTGGGACACTACAACAAATTATAAAGGAACAAGTTTAGTTTTTGCAATGGTTGAAGTAGACTATGATGCAGAAGAAGGATTGACTAATATGGACGCAATGACATTTGATTTGCGTAACACTTTAAGATCTCCTGGTAATGTTATGTTAGATTACATGCAAAACTCTCGTTATGGTGCAGGTATAAACAGTGATTTAATTGATAGTCCAAGTTTTATAGCATCAGGTAACACCAGTGTAGGTGGTTACAGTGATGAGAGTATAAGTTTTACACAATTTCCTAGCACAGGTGCTACAAGACCAAGATATGAAATTAATGGTGTGTTGAGCACATTTGATGATGTTAAAACTAACATGGATAAAATTATGATGAGTTGTGGTAGTTTCTTATTGTTTGATGGCAAACAAGGAAAATACAAAGGCTTACCAAACAGAGTATATCCAGATCAAGCAAATTGTTTTGTTGCAAATGACGACAACATTATAAGTAAATTACAAATACAAAATACTGATCTATATCAAATGTATAACCAGATAGAAGTAGAATACTTTGATGAAGAAAGAAGAGATCAAAAGAATACAGTTTTTATTGAAATACCAGATTCAGATAGAAATACTGGAGAACCAGATAACGAATTAAGTTACAGTATGGACATGGTAAACAACAAAGTTCAAACTACAACTTTAGCAAATATAGATCTTAACCAAACACGATTAGATACAGTTGTTCAGTTTACAGGAGATCACAGTTTCTTACAAGTAGATGTAGGTGATGTAATTAAATTAACTAATTCAACATATGGATTTACTAACAAATTATTCCGTGTTATGCGTATAAAAGAAAAGGAAAATGATGATTCAACTTTAAATTGTGATATCATTGGACTAGAATATGCAGATACTGTATATGGCGCACTAGCAGTTACAACTGACGCACCGTTTGCCAACATAAGTATACCTACGTTACCAGTTATAGGTCCTATAATGATACCTAGTTTATTTAACGGTGGATATGGTAGTGTAGCATTAGATGAAGAAGTATTTGGTGGTGTTATAAGCAGAGAATCAATGGCTAATTTAAGTATTGGTGGACAAATAGAAGACAAACCAGCAAAGGTAGTTAATCCTGCTTTTAGTAATACATCAGGTAGAAGTGCAATAATACCAGTAAGAACATTAGACTTAACAGCAGGTAATGGTATTGAACCAGGAGACTATTCCTTTATGGCGGCAGGAGCACCTCTAGGTGAAATGCCCGGTTCAGGAAGTGCAAACTACTCATTTGTTGCAAATGTAAATATAGTATATGCAAATGGCAATGTGCAAAATCATGTATTTGGAACCGCTATAGCAGGATCACCAACTATACCTAGCACAATAGAAGCAAATAAGAAAATAACTATAGGCCCTAATCCTGTTTCCGGTAATGTCACATTAGAAGCAGAAAACACATTAGCAGGTGCAAACGGAACTGTTGGATTTAGCCAAATGAGATATGATATGGTAAGGTTAACTAAAGGAGATGTATTCTAATGGCACATTTTATATTTTA